TTTTTGCTTTCGCAATGAGGACAGATAATCATTGATCTTCCTCCCTTGTTAAACAATCATCATTAAATAAAGTTTTTTTAATACGATCTTGTATTTGCTTATCTTTATTATCCTCCCTTGTCATAAGTGAATACTTGTATTCAAGCTTTTCGATACAAAGGTCCCAGGCATCCTGTTCACTTATATCTAATTTCTTAGCAATAGAACCTGCAAGTTCCCTCATGTGCGTGGCTATGGCATTAAGACTGTATGGATAATCACTCATTTACCTACCCCCCTGGAATTGGATAGACGCATGCTTCAAAGACTCCCAATACATCCCATCCCCATTGTCATCAACAAGAATAATAGAATGTCTATCAAGGTCCATACACACATGCTTCACGACCCTACCCTCATCTTCATCAGATAAAGTTATACAACTTCCAATTAAAAATTCGATAGGGATATTAGAAAAGTTTTTTACTTTCATAATTAAATAATAATCTGGGACAATAGGTTCAAAAGAACCTGTTAAAAATTCATATCAAAAAAATTCTTAATAGGTCCATTTAAAGTTTCGCTAAGGATAATAAGCAACTAACAACAATAAAAAAAAGATAGAAGAAAAAGCCTAGAATTGACTAGGCTTTGTTTATCTATATCTCATCTGGTAATTCGCATAGAATATCCCATGTAACTAGAGATACATCATAGTTATTTTTAGATAATGCTTCACTGATTTCATTACCTAAACTTTCTTTTACATTGTCTGGTAAAAGAGAATAAACATCAACTTTCATAATTAAAAAAGTAATAAATAAAAAAAAGAAAGAAGCCTAAAGTTAATTAGGCTCGTTTAAGTATTCAAGTGCTTTATTTTCTATAGTTAAAGCAACATAAGGATTTATTTTTATAAAATCACTTACTTGTTTAGCTGATAAACCACTTTCATGTTGGTAGTCTTGATAGGCTTTATCCCAACATTTTTGTTTTTGATCTGTTAACCATTGCATAATTAAAGATCCTCCTTTTTAACATCAAGAGCTTTATAAGCTTCTAATAATTCCTTATTAGTTGCTTCCTGGTTAAACCATAGTCTCTCAATCTCTGCACGTTTAGCAGCTTTTAATTCTGCTTCGTAGTCGTATTTGTTAGAGGTCATTAGATGCCCTCTTCTGTTTGTAAGTCCATAAATCTCTGAGCATTAACAATTTCGTCTAGCTCAGATTCAGTACCTTCTTTTAAATCTTTATCTGATTCGTAATTAAGGTCTGTTTTTCTTTCTTGCATAAGATCGTATTCGTTCTTAAGCATTTGATTGATGTATTCAATCGCAGATTCTCTATTCATTTAATTAATTAATAACTGGGCGGTGTTTGTAGCTCTAAAGAACTACTAAGATCCTCTGTTAAGAGAACCCTTTAAAAGGCCCGTAGGCCCTTTAAGGGATTGTCTAGAAGGTTTATTCTCCTTGAGTAAAGTGATACAAGAGATTGCTTCCCATAATTTCGATTTCTTCACGTTGTCTAATCATGGCTAGATAACCTAGATCATGTTTTGCTGATTCATCTAAACATTCAATAGTAGAATAAATATCATCAAAAGATGCTCTTGATGGTATCTCTGCAAGCCATTTAAAAAGACAACTATTAGAAACATCACAAAGATTGTCAGCAATGGATTCTCTTAAAGCATCTTGCAAGTTGTCATAGGTTAATTCTTCATCCTCTGAATAATATTCAAGGAAACTAGAAACAAGGTTTTTAATTGTTTCATATCTCCAATCATTAGGTACTTCATCCATGTGAAGTTCTCTTATCAGCTCTTGATACTTATTCTTTGATTCATCCTTTAAAAAGAAATAACAAGAATTGTCTTCCCTTTTTTCCTGTTTGAAACTGTCGTTAAGATCTTGTAACTGATCTCTTAATGTTTCTGTTTTAGTAATCATTTGATTAATTAGTAACTGGGACTTTTACCTTTAGATTTCACCCTCTTTTAATTTCGGGCGAGTCAGCCTGGAAAATTTTGGCCGATCCTTTTTAAGGAATCTTTAGAACCTTCTAAAAGGCTCTAAGGATTCGTTAAGTTTTAGTCTTCTGATTCACAAGACCAACAAAGACAGTAAGAACCAAAACTATACAATTCCTGATTCTTACATTTAGAAGTTTCTTTATTAAAAAAGTCTTCTAGATATTCAATATCTTCTTTACTGTTGGTCTTTTCGTCAGAATAATAATTAACTATTTTCTGATACTCCTCATAAGTAAATAAAGGAGTAGTCCATCCGTTCCATCTTTCGTTTGGATTATGTACTCCCTCAAAAGATGGAGGCTCTTCATCTACATTGTTTCCACAAGGTAGATAAAACTTATCTTTAATAAGTGTCATAATTGTCAAAGGTTCTAGGACTAGCACTGCTACCTATTAGTCACCTAATAGTTAACTCGTACTGGTAACAGTATTACTAAGGTGTGGGCATCGATAAAATAAAATAACAAATATTGAAACAAATCTTTACAATTGACCATAAATACCCACTAACTAGATTATAAATCCAGTAAAAACCTAGTTATATCAATGCTTTATAACTAACCAGGTACAAAATCTACAAAAAAGTCTACATACAAGGGGGGATTTTTATTTTTCTATATATGCGTAAACCCTTCAAATTTTTGCGTTAAAAATATTTTGTAGACCATCTATGAGTAACTATAAGATACCTATAGGTTATCTATAAGATAACTATAAGATTATCTATAAGAAGACTATAAGACCCCTATAGACTGCCCAGAAGTGTCTTATAGGGATCTTATGTATTTTATTTTAGTAGATTATTCTGATGAAGATAGTTCTTTGGTGATTCTGTGACTTTGTATTTATCTTTTATGGTCTATGGTGTCTTTACTAAGCAGCAATCTGCAGTGGCAGATTACTACTTACATCCTATGGGGTATCTATGGTCG